CACCGATTGCGCGGTGTGCAGCATTGATCCGGAAAAGTGCAGTAACAAAGCCGAGATAAAGCAGGCTTTGGAGCAGGCGAAAGAGAGCGGAAATGCATGGCTACAAGACGGGGAGTACAAATAATGCACAAACCATGCAACGAGATGACGCCGCATGAGATCCTGGCGGACAGCCTGGAGATGTTGTTGTCGCTAATGGGTAATGTCCAGAGCTATATGCGACAGTTTGATGAGCCGGAGATACAGGTCCACGCGGAAACTTTGGATAAAATGGCAGATATGGTGCAACGCTGGCGGGACGAGTATACGAGCGGGAGGTGGAGGATGAGTGAGCGGGGGAAAAAGGGAATAAAGGAGAATGAACGAATGATAGTACTAAATTATAGGGACGATGGGCCTTTAAGTATTTGTGGACAAGACTCGGCTATAACTACTCCTCGGAACCTATTATATATAGTAGATAGCATGGAAGAAGCCAGAGAGCTGCATGAAAAGATGGAAGCAATTACATCTCGTAAAAATCCCAGAGCTGAGTTTGTTTGGGATGACTATCTAAGGGAAATAATAGATAAAAGAAAAGATAAAAGAAAAGATAAAGGAGAATGAAAATGGACTTTGATAAATGTTGGAATGAGCATCTCAATCAAGGGGATGATGCTGTTACCCTGGGAATGATTAATAAATACGGTATTGCGGCTGTTCGCCAACTTGCAGAACTTGCGTTTAGAATGGGAGAATAAAATGACATCCAAAAAAAAACAATCTGCCGCCTAATCCGCCAGTTGCGTCTGATGGCCCTGGCCCACGGCGGGAAACCGGACGCGGCCACGCTGTACGACGCAGCGGACTGGTTGCAGAGGCTGGGCGGAATAACCAGGAAGCAGACGGAGCGGGTAAATGAATAATGTAGTCAGTCTTTCTGGCGGCAAGGATTCCACCGCCATGCTCTTAATGATGCTGGAACGCGGTGAGCCGATACACTCCGTGGTTTGGTTCGATACCGGATGGGAGTTCCCGCAGATGCACGAGCATATTGACAAGTTGGAGAGGTATATAGGTTTTGAATTTGTGCGACTAAAGCCGGAGAAGTCATTTCATTATTGGATGATGGAAAGGCCGGTTGTTTCTAAAAAGGGCGAGAACAAAGGTCTTGTCCATAGGATTGGGGGGGGGTGGCCGTCACCAATGCGGAGATGGTGCACACGGCAAAAAGCAGATGCAATAGGTAAGTACTGCAAACAAATAAACGATGTTGTGCAATGTATCGGATATGCAGCTGATGAGCCAAATCGAAACTTATCTAAGTCTCAATTTAATTACCGTTTTCCGCTTCAGGAATACGATATAACTGAACAGCAGGCATTGGCTTATTGTATACGGCATGGTTTTAATTGGGGGGGATTGTATGAAATCTTTAATCGTGTGAGTTGCTTTTGTTGTCCATTGCAACGCATATCTGAACTAAAAAAGTTGCGTTGGCATTACCCGGAATTGTGGGCAAAAATGTTGAAATGGGACGGGGAGATGCCGGATAATAGAGGCTTTCGTGGTTACGAGACAGTGCACGACTTGGAACGGCGATTTGCGGCTGAAGATAGGCGGACATTCCCGCAGTTTTTGCCGGGGCGAATGGAGAGGCGGGTGAATGACTAAGCCCTGCGACACGGAATATATGCCACAGTTGCCATGCTGTAATGATGCTGAATGGCAGTGCTATGGACCGATATACTACGAACATAGACCGTTCAGAGACAAAGAGCGGGTGGGGTTGCAACGGAACCAGATGGCAGAGTGCCCCTGGGTTGAGCAGGTGCGCGAGTGGTGGCGTAAATATAGGAGGCGGATGTGAGCAAACACGCACGGCGGGCGGCGAAACGGGACGACAACGAGAAGATAATCATCGAGGCATTGCGCAAGGCCGGGGCGTTTGTCCAGCCGCTTGATCCGATTGACCTGTTAGTAGGGTATAGGGGCCGGTGGCATGTCTTGGAAGTCAAGGACGCGGCAAAGCCCCTGTCACAACGGCGGCTCACATTTGACGAATTGGAATTGATCGAAAAATTGCGGAACTCGGCACCCCTGCACGTGGTGGAAACACCGGAACAGGCGTTGGAAGCGATACGGGACTAATCTTTTGCATAAACTACCGGGAAACGAGACAGGAGCAAACGATGGGATCTGATTGGGCGGTGGAACCCGTGTCCGAGGTTACAACCCGGATGCGGATAAATTACAGACGCAGTAAGGACTGGGAGTTTTGGGTATTATGCACGGCGGACCGACACATTGACCATGCACTGAGTGACCTGGACATGCAGAAGCGGCACCTGGAGTTAGCCAAGGACGGAGGGTGGCCGGTGGTCGATATTGGTGACCTGTTTTGCGGGATGCAGGGCAAGTTCGACCCGAGAAGTACACGCAAGGCTTTATTGGCCTGTCTGAACGAGCAGGAAGAATATCTGGACGCCCTGGTGGATTATGCCGAAAGGCTTTTACTCCCGTATGCTGATTGTTTTGCCATGTTAGGCCTAGGGAATCATGAAACCAGTCAACTTCGCAGGCATGAAACACATTTGCTCCAGCGGCTAGTCAAGCGATTCCAGGGGGCTGGGTCACACGTTGTCATGGGCGGCTATGCCGGGTGGTTACGGCTACTGTTCGAGGCCGGCACCGGGAGTGCCCGTAAGTCAGTCAATATTCGCTACACCCACGGGTCTGGCGGCAATGCCCCGGTGACTAAAGGCACGATCCAGACTAACCGCCGGGCGGTGGTTTATCCGGATGCAAACATCGTGTTGTCCGGCCATACCCACGAGCAATGGACGGTCCCGCTTGCTAGGTTGCGGATAAACGACTGCTGCCGGGAGTACCGGGACGAGCAGTTGCACGTCCAAATCCCAAGCTACAAGGACGAGATGACGTGTCAGCCGCACGGATGGGCCGTCGAGAAGGGCTTTTCACCCAAACCGACCGGGGCCATGTGGCTGAAATTTTGGTACGATGGAGAGATTAAATACGATGCAATCAGAGCAATGTAAGGAGCAAACGATGGACATGAACGACTACCAGGAAAATGCCGGGCTGACCAATATTTATCCGCACGGCCCGGCGGGGCTGTACGCTATGACATTGGGGCTGTGCGGCGAGTCCGGCGAGTTCGCGGACAAGATGAAGAAGGTCATCCGGGATCATGATGGGCTTTTGAATGTGGGTGCCCGTGAGGCTCTGGCCGGAGAGTTGGGCGACGTCTTGTGGTATGTAAGCCAAGTGGCGTACCGGCTGGGCCTGGACCTGTCCGTCGTGGCAGATAAGAATCTGCGGAAACTCAAGTCCCGGCAGGAGCGCGGGGTAATCGGAGGGAGTGGGGATGAACGCTAGATGCGAAAAAGTGGCATGAAGATAACTACCACCACCAATCCTTCACCGACGAAGAACCGCAGTACCTTATGCGCCATATCCCGGTGACGGAGCAGGAGGATGAGGCGTGGGAGAGCAAGGCGCCTAGTGATGTGCCGGGGTGAGAATAAGGAATTAAGCTATGAGTAGAAAGCTGACCAATAAGCAAAAGCTTTTTGTAGAAGAATACTTGGTTGACCTAAACGCGACGCAGGCAGCATTGCGTGCTGGATATAGCAAAAAAATGGCCGGCAGGATCGGTTATCAACTGCTAGAAAAAACTAGAGTCCAAGAGGCGATTCAAAAGGCCATTGAGGACCGCCAAAAAAGGACACAGATAACATCTGACCGTGTGCTTAATGAATTGGCAAGGGTGGGGTTCTCTGATATAAGGGGTGCATTCAACGAACATGGAGCCTTAAAGCGTCCAGAAGACTGGGACGATGCAACGGCTGCCGCTATATCATCCATTGAAGTAGTGACAAAGAATATTGGAGATGGTGAGGTTGAATATGTTCATAAGATAAGATTGTGGGACAAGAAAGGCTCACTTGAGTTGATAGGAAAGCACTTGAAGATGTTTACTGACAAAGTTGAAATAGATTCTGAGCCTCCAGCATTGGTTGTAAATGTCAAGTCAAATAAATCTTGATTTACACGAGAAGCAAGGTAAAGCCTTCCTATCTCCAGCTAGTGAAGTACTTTATGGAGGTGCAGCAGGTGGGGGTAAGTCTCACCTCTTCCGCGTGGCTGCCATATCATGGTGCTATGATATACCAGGGTTGCAGACATATTTTTTCCGCAGGACATATCCCGATCTGTGGAGAAACCACATGGTAGGCGAAGGTTCATTGTTTGCGCTCTTGTCTCCATATATGGACACCAAGCATGTGCAGTACAAGGCAGACAAAAACGCTTTTCAATTTTGGAATGGATCACAGATCATACTAAACCATTGCCAGTACCAGAAGGACGTTTACAATTATCAGGGAGCAGAAATCCACGTTTTGATCATTGATGAGCTTACACAGTGGCCTAAGGAGATGTATACATATCTCAGGTCCAGGGTGAGGCTTGGGGGGTTGAAGATCCCTGAGAAGTACAAGGGCTTTTTCCCAAGGATTTTGGCGGGCAGCAATCCAGGCGGGATAGGCCACAACTGGGTTAAAAGCGACTGGATTGACCCGTACCCTCCGTTTGAGGCTTGGACGGCTCCCAGGAAGGAAGGTGGCTTTAAGCGGCAATTTATTCCTGCACTCTTGGAGGATAACCCCACGCTCATAGAAAATGACCCTGGATACGAGGACCGCCTTGAAGGTATGGGCGCACCTCATTTGGTTCAGGCAATGCGCTGGGGCGATTGGGACATAGTGGCAGGCGGCGCACTAGATGATGTTTGGGATAAGGGTAAGCACATCATCGAGCCATTCGAGATACCTAAAGCTTGGCGCGTGGACAGGTCTTTTGATTGGGGTAGCAGTAAGCCGTTTGCTGTGTGCTGGTGGGCTGAGGCTAACGGCGAAGAGGTAAAGTTAAAGGACGGCAGGACATGGGCACCACCAAAAGGGACCATATTTTTAATTGCCGAATACTACGGTTGGAACGGCAATGCCAACGAGGGCTGCAAGATGTTGGCGGTTGATGTGGCCCGGCAGATCAAGGGGTTTGAGGATAAGATGGACCTGCACGTCAAGCCCGGCCCGGCTGACAGTTCCATTTTTGACGCTGAAAACGGTGTATCTATTGCTGACGACATGGCGCGTGTTGGTGTGAAGTGGACAGAATCAAATAAGTCTCCGGGGAGTCGTGTTTCGGGGCTGGAACGGATACGGCAATATTTAAGCAATAGCCTCCAGCATCCAATGGAAAATCCGGGGCTGTTTATATTCAATACATGCAGGCATTTTATTCGGACCGTGCCTGTGTTGCCGAGGGATGATAAAAAGCCTGATGACGTGGATACCGACGCTGAAGATCATATCTATGACGTCACAAGGTATAGGCTAATGGGCAAGAAACGAGACATAAAACCGTTTAGCCCGATGGGTTAAGCAGACAAGGAGTAATAATCATGGCTAAAGATTTAGACAATCAACACCCAGCCCTGGATACCCAGGGGCCAAAGTATCTGGAGTGGGAAGACCTGTATCAGGGCGGCGCCAACATGGAAACCACAGGCAAGGCCAAGCAGTATTTGCCCAGGCACCCATTTGAGACAGCCAAGCAGTATGACATCCGCCTAAATCGGGCAACGTACCGCAATCATGCCGCGCCCATAGTGCAGGTGTTCAGTTCCAGCGTTACCGAGGGAACTATTGACCGGACAATTCCGGCACAGATTGAGGCATTGACTGACGATGTGGACCGCTCCAATACCCCGGCGGACCAGTATTTTAACGACGTGGCAACCAAAGCGGCCGCACGGGGGATACAGTTTGTGGTGGTCGATTCGCCGCAGGGTGAGGCACAGAATTTAGCCGAGGCCCAGGCCCAGGGCATCCGGCCCTACTTCGTACAGATTGAGCCGTGGAATGTGTTGGACTGGGCTTTTGGTGCTGATGGGCGGCTGGATTGGGTCAAGCTGTTCGAGAACGTGGAAATATCCGCTGATCCGTTTGAAGGCCACAAAGACCAGGACCAGTACCGCATCTGGTATCGGGATAAGTGGGAACTGTGGGTCGAATCCGAGAGCGAAAAAGGCGAGACTAAGTTGGAATTGCAGGATGAGGGGTTGAACCCGGTGGGGCAGGTGCCGATTGTGCCGTTTTACTTTGAGCGCAGCCAACCGATGGTTGGAGTAAGCGCCCTGGATGATGTGTCTAGTCTGTGCAAGCGGGTGTTCATGCGGGACAGTGAGCTGGACAAGAATCTGTTTGATAGCGCCGTGGAAATTGCCTGCTTTTTCGGGTTTGAAGAGGATGAAATGGAAGAGTTTGTGCGGTCG